TGCAGCAGCTGCCTTCTGAACCGGCGCTGGACTGATCTGTGCTTTCGTTTCACCCCTAGTGAAGAAACCCATGATGACCTTTCGAGAGGGTGGCCACCGCACCCGACGCGCGGCGGTCACTTGTTGAAAGCATACGCTACTAAGAGACCACGAGCATGGGCTTCTGGCGGTTAGTCGGTTTACTCACCAGCGAGATTGCAAACACGGCAACACGTGCCAACTCAATCGGGCCCGGGCTCTTTTGCGATGACAGGACTGCACCTTGGGCGGTCTTGACCATGACTGCGCGACCGAGATGCTCGGCAAGTGCGGTTGACCCAGTGTGTGCAACCTTGTCCTCAAGAATCATCTTCTGCACGAGAGTGGTGTAGCGAAGCAGTTCGCCGTAGCCGACGACGCTGTACCGGCGAGAGTATTGCGTCGGCATGTGAATCTCGAGCGTTGGTGTAATCGCAAGGGTGGTGGACTTGTCCTGCATGACGCGGTCAATCTGTCGCCACATTTCGTCCTCGGTATCAACGACAAACTCGACATGGACAATGGTCTTGTGATCCATCTGCACCGCGCGGACCCCGACATAGCGAGCCTCTGAGATACTGCTGTCAACGGCGAGCACCCCGCCCGATGGCATCTCAAGATTGGTGTGGCATTTGCTCCAGTCGCCAATGTCCCACGCGCCACGGCTCGAGACCCACTGGTTTAGGTGAGCACGTTGGAAGTAATCCTTCTTGGACGCTGCACGGAGAGCCTTCATTGTGATCGTGGTGCCGAGCGCTGGGTTGGCCCACCGGTAGTACTCCTCCCCCTGGCACTCGGGGGGCATGCTCCACTCAGCGAAGTAAAGCCCGTTGTTAACGCCAGAGTCAATGTCGCGTAAAGCCTGCTCACGGATTTGCTGCATGAAAAGACTGTCGGCATCTCCAGCCGTAGACCACATAGACAGCAAGGGGGATTTTCTTGCAATCATTGTGGGCCGAATAGCGGTGTCCATAATCTCGCCGGCGATGTCGAAGATTTCGTCTGCGACAACAAGGTCGTAGGAGCCACCGTGCAGTCGGGTTGATGCAGCTCTGATTTCCCACTTAGATCCGTCTGGCATGGTGACTGACTTACGCCCGAGGGCTTGCATCTGTTTTGCGCCAAAGTACTCGACAAGAATCGGGGCGACTGTCTGGTGGATTGCCTCGGCGCGGTCCAACATGTTTGCTGTTGACAGCACGTTGACTCGACGCCCCCAAGGATGAGTTAAGAACCAGCCAATCAACGCAGAGAGGGCGAGTGACTTTCCGTTCTGTCGGGCCGTGCTAACCAACGCTTCTCGATGCACAAAGTCGCCGGCATCGTCAACCTCAAGCTGGCCGTTGAGCGCATGGATCTGCCACGGCATCAACTCGGTCTGCATGAACTTGGAAGCCCACTCAGCAACAAGGTCCCCATAACTCCAGCCCCCCAAACCAGTTGTTTCCAGTCTGGGCAACGTGCGGCCGGTCTCAATGTCTCCGTTTACTTCGTCCGTGTTTCCAGCCAGTTCGGGCTGTTTACCGTCGAAAAAGAGACGATTGATTGGGGTCGGGGTGAGTTGATCTGCGGAAAAAAATGTTTCGTCAGATTTTTCTGTGTTTTCGTGTGCTGTGTTTGCGCGGCGTGCTGTGTTTACGGCTTGATTCCTGCCGGCGATTTTTTGATGGTTGGCTCGTGCTTGGTCGAGTGACCCGCGTCTGCTGTTGCAAAGCGAATGCGCTGGCTGGAGGTTCGAGATGCTGTGGTCGCCACCGTTCATAAGCGGGATGATGTGATCTGCTGTCCACTTCTGTCCAGGTATGTCGCCGTGTCCGCAGATACCGCAGGTGAGTTGTGTGCCGGCGAGGATTATCTTGCGGTTGCGTTGGTATTCGGGATGTGCGTACGGGCTTGTCATGTTTTCTCCTACCGCCCTTGCGCTTCGCGCTGCGGTTGGTTCCATGTTATGCAGAGAGTTGTCTCGGTGCTTGCCCCCCGCAGTTTTGAGATGTCTCTCATGGTCGCCGGATGTTCTAACAACACCAGTGGACGGTCACCATTCGCGTTTTAGAAGTTCGTACTCTGCACACCAGCTCTTGGGCATGGTGCTCTACCCACGTTCCCGTGTAAACACCAGCAGAGTGCAATCCCCTACGTGGCCGTGCGCGTATCGAGTTAGTAGGTAGCGGGCTTGAGGCCTGACAACCTTGCAGCAATCTTGTTGATGTCTGCGGGACGCCAAACATACACCTCGGCACCGTTGCGGTGCAGGGCGTTCAGGATTTGGGTCTGACGAGCTGAAAGTTTGCCTGTCGAGGTCTTGAGTTCTGCGTAGATGATGCCTTGACCCCGACTGGAGATAAGCGTTAGATCTGGCATGCCGGCGAGACCGCCTGTGCCCCAAGCGTTGGTCATGTTCTTATTGTTGTAGCGCATTGGTGGCACGTGATGGGCGAGCCAGCCGTACATGTCGCACAGCTGCAGGATGTGATCTTGGAACATGCGTTCAGTCATGTTCATCGGACTTCTCCCATGCCCAGTGAAGCGCGTGAGACTCGTAGCGCTTGTACATGTCAGCGGTCCCGAGGAGGTCTTTGATTTCGCCGGCGAGGATGTTTGCTGTTGCTTCCCATCGGGCACGTGCGCGTCGGGCCATCTCGAGCTGTTGTTTAAGGCTGTTCATTTCGACTGCGTGTGCTGATGATTCCACGATGACCCCTAGATGTGTTTACGGGCGAGCCATGCGCCCAGCACCATCATGAGAAACGAGTGCGACAGGAAGTAGATGAACTCAACCATTGGCTGCTTTCTCTAGTTCTGCTTTGATTGCTTTGTGCAGCTCAATAACCGCTAGGGCTTTGTCTGTGTTTTCCATTGCTTGCTGGGCGGTTGCCTGCCAGAAACGCACCTGATCTTGTAGGTCGTTGACTTGCATGACAAGGTCAGAAATGTAATCGCGCATAGTTCCGTTATCCATCAGAATGGCTCCTCGGGTGTGTCGTAATCGTTAGGGGCTGGCTGTTCGCCAGCTTCAAGACGCTTCAGTTCGTCAATGTAGGCAGATGCCTGACGCTTGGTAAACCCGTCAAGGTTGACCGGTGGGGTCTTGCCGAGGGATTTGCAGACGGCGCGGATCATGTTGCGCTGCTTATCGCTGGCAAGGTCGCCGTTCTCGGTAATCGTGACATTGTTGACGACGCGCTGAACCTTCTGCATTTCCTCACGGCTTGGACGCTTCGTGTGGTCAGAGGTTGGTGCGTATGATTCGCATAACCGCCCGAGACTAGATGTCTCGCAGTTCTCAACGTGGCTGGTGCGGTTGACATTGCCTTGACCCCGCACTTCCTCTGCGTGTCCAGTGGCCATGAGTTGGTCGCCAATCCACAGCTCAGCACGAAACACGCAGACATCAGCGCCCGGCTGAGACAGCATGACTGTGATGATCCGAGGGTCAATGTCTCGAGCCCTCAGCGTTGCCAGCAGACGCGACAACCTAACGGCAACGGGCTCGTAATCTTCGAGACTCATGGCATGTCCTCCCAAGGGTTCTTCACCTTAAAGACGACGGTCTCGCCGTATGACTCAAACGCGGTTGACTCGGTGCGCGCACCTTGAGATGGGTGCCACGTGTTTACGATGTCGGACAATTCCATCAATCGTGCAGCTGCTTCGTAAAGCCATTTAGCGCCGACAGCGTCACCCGAAAGGTGACGATCTGTGGCGAGGTTCTTTAGGCGCTGGGCTAGTGCATCATCAGAGAACGACATTGGATGCCGCTTTCTTGGCGTCGCGCTTGGCTTTGGCTTCTGCCTTTTTGCGGATTGTTTCAAGTGACTTAGCGCCGTCTGCGATTAAAGGCTCGACGACCTTACGCAGGGTCACTGCAAGGTTCTTGTCGCCGTCACGCAGTTGGACATGGACGAGTGCGGTGTACTCCTCAGGGGTGAGCCGGAGGGCAACCGAGTGTGGTTTCATTATCATTGTTTCTCCCAATGTGTTTGTGTTTACTGACCTGAGGTTACACGCCAGTTAGATGCACCTTTGCCATCGGCCCACAGGACCGCGGCGACCTTCAGGTTGCAGGAAGGGTCTGTCAGCGATTTGCTGACTTGACGCGCTGGGCGTTTACACGTCCGAGCAGTGAGCGTACGCCAGCTGCTATTGATCTGAAGTAACCCAGAGTCAATCGAGCCGTCTCCGTTGGGTTTACTGACTGCACGAGGATTGCAGCGCGACTCGCGCCACATGATGCGGTCAAAGACCTCCACGGGTAGCCGGTGCTTGCGGAGCATGGTGTGCCACTGGGGGCATTTCCATTCTCGGGCAGCGGAAGCTGGTGCGGACGGGATAGATAGGGCGAGTAGTGCGAAGCACAGCGATACACGTTTAATCAACCTTCTCAACTTTGGTAGGTGGCCCCCACACTTGCCCACGGCATCGCCTAGTGGCGACGGTGGTGCGAATGATCAGGTCCGGGTTATGAATGTCACGAAAAATTTGGACGAGCACAAGGCCGTCCTCCGAGCGTAGTTCCTCATACAGGAAGGTCGGTATCAGTCCCATAGGTCCTCGTCCTCGACTTGCCAGTTGTATGGGCGGTGGTGGTAGGGCCGTGGGTTCTTGCTGGCGTCGTACATCGCCTGAAGCAAGCAACCAAAGAAGATGCAGAGTGGCACGGAGACAAAGAAGATGTTCATGGGATGGCAACCCAGACTATTGCAGCGTTGCCAGATCGGGTGTTGCGTCGACGGCCTGAGTCCTCAAGCCAGCCGTCACGGGCAAGCGTGTTGATGGCTGGGGTGGCTGACTGGACGAGCAGTTGCAAGACGACACAGATTTCGTCGCAGGTCAGACCGTCAGTGCCTCGAGAACGGATTTCTTCGTAGATGGCGCGTCGTTGGGAGCCTGTGCGCCCTAACGCCCGTCTAGCGGCTTCCTGTGACGTCTCCTGAGGTCCTGTGCGGGTGACGTTGCGGTCAACTGGCGGGCGGTTAATGCCGGCGAAGAGTGGCAGGTCTTGAAAGTTCATTAGTACCCCAAGTCTCGGAAGGTGTCGGTTACGGTTGCGACCCAGCGTGGGTCTTCGCCGAGCTGCTCAGCAATTTCGTAAGCGTCAAGGCCCCACCAGTATCCCTCGAGGATTTGGCTGTGGACTAGATCCATTTCTGGCATTTTGTTTCTCCTGTGTTTGTGGGGCGGGCACCCCGTTGTGTAAACACAGTAGCGACTGTGTAAACACATGTCAAGCATTAAAAGGGGGCGGGGGCAGGATCGGGGAGAAACATCGACCCCACCCCCTAATCTCGCTGGCAATGTCCCGTCGCCGGCAAGAGTTCTATGGCTTAGGAAGCGCTCTCCATGCAGCTTCAAAAGCCTCGGCAGATTCCCAGTCGTTGGACACTTCGACGTGTAGCCATGTCCCGCCAGGTGTGCCTGCGTTGTCTGTTGCCGTAAAAATTTTTACGCCTTTGGTGCCAGCACCGCGCGAGCACCTATAACCGCGACCCCACTCTTTGTATGCGTAATCATGTATTTCACAGATACGCAGCTCCTCGGAATACTTAAGAAACCAATCCCATGCTTGCACGGCCTTGGCGCGGGCGTCCTTGCCTGTGCCGTAGCCGATGTCCACGGCAAAGCCAGTGGCGTGAACGGAGAGATTGTTAGAGCCTCGCATCTGGCGGTTGGCGTAGATGCCTAGGTTGGTAAACCCCCAGCGACGCTTGCAGAGATCCATTAGCTTCTCGGTGACGGGCGATGCTTTCTTGCCGTCCCACGATGGGTAAAACGGATACTTACGGGGCACTTGGCGGGTCCTTTGGCTTGTCCTTCAGGCCGTTGCCGGCGAGGAGTCCAATGAGGCCTCCTGCGAGGGTCATGAGCATTGGGGAGAGGACTGCCCATGCTTCGGCGTCGTTGGGTGCCTGCTCCAGAGGTTGGGTGACGAACAATAGGCCGTAGATCAGCGAGACGATTGCTGCGACGAATGAGAACGAAAGTGCGACGCCGACGATGAGAATGAGTCGGGCTTTAATTTCTTCGTTGCTTAAGCGTTTTTCGGGGTTCATGGGCATCGTCTTTCTAGTAGGCCGTTGGCTTTGGTGTCTTCGCAGTTTTGACGGACTCGGTCAGCGCAACTACTCAGCGCTAGGCAGAGCAGGAGTGTTAGCGATAAGCGCTTCATGGGCTGCAATCTCCTCGGGTGTCATCTCGCGGATTTCGTCGTCGATTTGGATGAGTAGAGGCTTTTTTTCTTCAGTCATGGTTTCCTAGTTTCTGTAGCCGTAAACACGAATTGTTCCGCCTTGAAAGGTTCCAACGGCGGAGACGAGGCTAAAGCCTGTAAAACTTGTGGCTGACTTGTGGATTCCCGAGTTGTGCCCTGTGTTTTGGTCGCCCATGAATGGCGCTCTGAAGGTGGTGTGCTTTGTCAAAAATGGTGAGTACAAGTCGCAGTCAACATTGGCAAATGTTGTCTCTCCCCAACCCACATACGACCAAATGGCGGCGCTGTTTGTGCCAATGCCTTGAGGTGTTGGCGTTGCGTAACTGAGACCATACAACAAAGTGTTGAAATAGAGGCTTGTGGCTGAGCCCAGTTGCAAACGGATTTCTGCGCTTGTGCTAGTAGCGCCTGAGTAGACGACCTTGTAGTTGTCGTAGTCAGAGCTGAAAGCCCCCGTGACAGCCACGCTAGAAACACCAGTGCCCACAGCCTGTGTCTTAACAAGCCACAAGCCGACAGCGTTCATGTCCGAGGCATTAAGCACGTCACCGCTAGCAAAAACAGGGTAAGTCATAACATCATCCTAAAAGGTCAGTCCCGTTCAATCGAGATTGGTTGAGAATAAAAACAGAAGCCCAACGAGCAGACCCCTCAAAAGTCGTAGTCCATTGACCAGGCACGACCGAGTGAGTAATACGAGACAACAACATCGGCGTCGTAATCGCATTGCCAGTCGGCGGGGAAACCACCAACGTGATGCGGTCGTTGAGCTCACGATCTAGCGCGTTGCTCCAGTCCCCATCGGGCGACAAAACAACCTCGACAGGGTCAGCCTTGGGGTAAACCTGACCGCCCCAACTAGTGACAATGTCACCAATTGACACAGCGTTAGCAAGGCTGGCGACCTGCGTTTCGACCGACGCTTCAGCGGCTCCGTAGGCCGCAATGCTTGACGTATTCTTCTTGGTGTAAACACCGCCCTGAGACATCGTGACGTCGGCTTCGTTACGCATCGAGTCGCCGTCATACGCAATGGCCACGTTTTGCCCGATTGCATAACCACCAGTGCCGTAGGTGCCTTGAGAAACAACAGAGCGTGTTTGTGTGCGGATTTGGTTTTGGTTGTACAGCGTTAACACGCCAGCACGAGTCACAAACAGCGGCGCATACTCGGAGTCTGCGACCTTCTGCAGCTCTGCCGTGGTCATCGGTGCGTCGTCTGTTAACTCAAGAACCGTCGAGGCTGGCGCGGATGGTGCGGACGTCAAACTAGACGGAAACGAAGTGTTAGCAATGAGGCGGTTAAAACGTGCGGCAGTCGATTCGGAAAAAGCCACTGTGCTGTATTTGTAGATTTCTTGAAAGATTGACTGCGCAATGCCGGTGCTCCACACGATGACCTGTTGGACAGATCCTGTGCCAATGTTTACGGCCTCAGGTAACGCTACGACAATGCCTGCGCTGTTAGTTGTTGTGGTGGCAACAGCAATACCATCGATGTACATAGCGATAGTACGTGCAGCACTGTTCCAGTCAAATGAAAACATACGAGCCATGCCCGCATCCCACGTGGAAATGTTTGTAGTTGCAATTTTGGTGTTAGCAAATGTTGGCTCGCTAATTTCAACAAAGAACTTGCCAGTACTTGCTGAATAACCAAAATAGAAAAAATGGTTATAGATACTGCCAGTTACAAATTGTGAACTTCCACTGGTTGAGCCGTCAGGAATAGCCCAGCACGACACAGAGAAACTGCCGGGGTTGCTGTTTGTCCCACCTAGCGAGGAGTTGGCAGCGTCAGATCCTGTGCCCGTAATGGAACTGTTAACAAGGCCCACAGCAAGTTGATTGCCACTCGAAGCAGCTGCGGTCGTCAACATGTTCAACGGCTCACTGCCGTAGTCCTTTAGAGACTGGTTAGCGCTGAACGGCCCTACAGGCTCATCACAGGGGTAGTAGTGGCGAGGGCTGGTGCTGAGGATGTACGGACGGCTCCAATCGGCAGGCTGAGCGTCAGACGACAGCAGCCCCATGGCGTCAAAACAGGAGAGGGTCACGGTGGAGTCTTGGCCTGCTGCAGTCCACACAGGAGGCCAGCCAGCAACAAATCCGCGGAACACAGGGTGAGGAGTGCCTGTGTTGGGGTCAATGCCAAGAATGCG